GATGCCAGCAACCGCCGGAAGTACTGAAGCTGAAGTGGCTAATGATGGTGGTTTAGGATATATGGCAATAGGTATAGATTTTATAATTAGTTAGATATGGCACGTACAGTTACAGAAATAAAAGCAAGCATGACAACTCAGTTTATGGCGTCCACTACATTGGCGGAACGCTATGGGTTTACGGTTGGAGCTTCGTTTGATGATACATTTTCGAAAGTAAGCATTGAAAGCATTAAGTATTATATAATTGCCGTTGCTCACTTTACTCTTGAAAGTATTTTTGATGCGCTGAAAGTGTATGTAAATACAGTGCTGGCATCTTTAAAACCACATACTGAACGATGGTACAGGGATAAGGTTCTTGGGTTTATGCTTGATATGACCCTTGTACAAGATGAGGACTACTACGATACTTCAGCAATGTCTGATAGCGAAATTTCAGCGGCCAAAGTCGTGAAATATGCAGCGGCCAAAGAAGCAACCGATAGCTCATTTCTGACCATAAAGATAGCCGGCGAAACTGGTGGTGTTCGGTCTAAGCTATCGGATGAGGTAGCTATTCAGGTAGCTGCTTATATTCAGGAGTTCAAAGATATAGGTGTAAAGATAAACCTAGTCAATCAAGATGCTGATATTTTCAATTGTGAGTTAGACATTTACTATGACCCAATTTTATTACCGGATACCGTAAAAAACAGCGCGAGCGCAGCTTTGACTTCATACATTCAAAACTTGACGTTCAATGGTGAATACACCAATCAATCACTTGTAGATGCACTTCAGAAACTGGACGGTGTGCGTATAGCTGAGTTGAAATGGGCAAAGAGCCGGGATGTAAACAGTACAATTTTTGATTTGATAAACGCAAAGAAAACACCTATATCCGGCTATTTCACTCCTGGAGTAATAACCATAAATATGATTGCAGATGTCAGCATTTAATGTGAATTATAAAAAGCTCGTAATGCTGTTATTGCCGACATTCTTACGCAAAAACGCACTAATGGACTTTATTTATTCTGCCGTGTCGCCTGTTGCTGCTTTGCATCAACAGTTCCAAACATTCATGGCCGAAACAAAGTACCGGTTGTCGCATAATGGGCAGCATTGTCACCTGCGTGGAATGCTTAACGATACATTCGACCCCACACAGCGACGTATAACGCTGGCTGATGTGGAAGGAACTAAAGAGCCATTTTTACTCTATTGGCGAAGTGAAAATAAATCAAAGCGGATTTACAGGCGAGATAAGAACAAAGAATTGATTCTTAACCGCCGTGGATTTGGAGGTACTGACGGATTTGATTTTGTGATTAATATTCCTGGTGCGCTCAGTCTTAATAATGATGACATTACACGCCTGAAGGCTCTAACTGATGCCTACAAGCTAGTTTCAAAACGCTATCAAATAATTTATGTATAATGAATAGAGGTAATTTTTTAGGACAATCAAACCGTGATTTTCCGCTTGACTGCGAAACATTGGACTTTCTACAGGCTAACCAGGAACTGCTTGCAGTACTTGGCCAGATTGGAGGTGATAAGACTATTCTTTCGGGCTGTGTGAAAACAGGTACCACCGTTGCACCCGGTTACATATTTTTGAAAACAGCGCAATATCCCGAAGGTGAAGTATTGAAATTTGATGGCGGTACAATCGACTTGGTAACAACCACAGTATATATAAGCGAAACGGCTATAGCTGTTACTGCGCAGGGTTATACCTATCAACAAGCTTATTATAATCGTTCGCTTAAAGCCGGATTAGGAGATGAGCAATTTCTTTGGGCTGACTTCAGTCGTGTGGAAACTAATGCTGCTTTAAAATTACGTGTACAAACTTTAGAGGGTGAAGTGGCCGCGTTAGCTCCTACTCCTATCGGAATACCACAGCCGTGGACGGGATATATTTCAAAGATTCCGGCCAACATGGTTTTATTTGATGGTAGAGCCCTAAATATTGCTGAGTATCCTGAAGCCTACAATGTGTGGGGTACAATGTACAACGCTCAAAATGGGCGTACAACGCCAGCCGGTCAATTTCGTATTCCCGATTTATCCGGTGCTTTTTTACCTGGTTATTCAGCTTCGGATGATGATTATAATGAAGTAGGTAAACAGGGTGGTGCGAAAACGCATAAACTGACAATCGCAGAAATGCCTGCACACAGTTTTAAAATTGCAGTGGATGGTGCTACAAATGGAGGTGGGAGTAACTTTTTGCAAGGTCACCCAGACCGATATCTGTCAAGACTTCATACAAATAATCCTGACGGTAATAATGATTATGAATTATGTGGATTAGATACAGGAACGCCAACTTTAGGGAAAACGAATACAGTAGGAGGAGATGAAGCGTTCGATAAACGTCCTCCATTCTTTACAGTTGCCTATATAGGTCGAATTCAATAACAATTACAGCTGTGGTAAAAACATTAGAAGCCTTAAAGGCATATTTCTACGAACATGCCTACCCTACATGGCAGCAATTTCACGATGTGCTAGACAGTTTCCGGCATAAAAGTGATAAGATTCCTATAGCCGATGTGGATGGGCTAAATGATCAGCTAAATGGTAGAGTAACTGAGGCGCAGTTAAACGCCGAAATACAAGCTAGAACTGATGCAGATACTACATTACAGACTGATATTGACACCAAAGTTGGATGGGATGAATTTAATGAAGTGATAGAGTCAATCAGACCTATATATCAAAAATCGTTCGTAGATGATTCAACAGATGGAGTGATGAATGAATCTACTTACATAAACGAAGGTAAGAACGTTTTTTTGCTCCCTGAAGATATGGACTTGACTCATGACTACACCATTTACGACGGAGGGGTTATGGTTGAGCCAGCGATAGACTATATTACTCGTACAGCTACATTCGATGTCGTTCCTTTGGCTTATAACGGTACGAAGAAAAACAATATAACTTATAAGTATTATCAAATTGTAAATTGAACTTTATGAAAAAACTAATTCTATCTTTATTGATTCTGTTCAGTGCGATGGCATATTCGCAGGGAACTATTCCGATACCTTCAATCATCGGTTTGCCGGCAGCAATGGCTGGCAAAGTAGACAAGGTAACTGGCAAATCACTTGTCGCAGATACTCTATCAGCTAAGATTCAGCCACACGTTACAAATACAGCTAATCCTCACTCAACCACTAAGGCTCAAGTAGGATTAGGAAACGTAGACAATACATCGGACGTAAATAAGCCGATTAGTTCTGCTACGCAAACCGCTTTAAACGGTAAGCAGCCAACTGGCACATACTCTACCGATATTCACGCCAATATAACCGCCCTTAATGCTGTTCAGGGGGTTAATCATGGCGACCAAACTGATATAACGGGAAACGCGGGAACTGCAACGAAAATGCAAACCGCGAGAACGATTAACGGTGTCGCATTTGACGGCACTCAAAATATAACCGTAAACGCGGTTGATGCTACTTCAAGGGTTGCATCCTCGCTACTTGGGGCTGCTAACGGAGTGGCTACATTGGACGCAAATGGCATAATTCTGACTACTCAGTTACCCAGTTATATTGATGACGTTCTTGAGTACACCAATTTAGCGGCGTTCCCTGGTGTCGGTGAAACGGGTAAAATTTATGTAGCAAAAGACAATAACAAAACTTATCGTTGGAGTGGTAGTGTGTACGTGTATATTACTTCCGGTGCTGTTGATTCGGTGAATGGCTTAACCGGGGTTGTATCGCTGTCGAAATCTGACATAGGACTAAGCAATGTTGATAATACTTCAGACGCAAACAAACCTGTGTCATCAGCAACACAAGCCGCTTTGAATGGTAAACAAGCTAGTGGAACGTATTCAACAGATATACATTCGAATATTACAGCTTTAAATGCAGTAAACGGGATAAATGGAGGTGACGAGACGCTGACAAGCATAAAGACAAAACTCGGAGCTGCGAGCTCAAGCAATGCCGGTTATTTGACTTCAATAGATTGGAGTACATTTAATAGTAAACAACCGGCTGGCGCATATCTTACTGGAATAACAAGCGGACATGTAACTACAGCACTTGGTTATACTCCGTGGTGGTCATCAAATCATCCGACTACTGTAAGTGATTATGGGATAACGGATATTCCTATTTACTCTGCATATAATGTTGCTGGATTTCATGATATTCCCATTACTAATGCTAATACATTTTTCTCTTCTGATGTTAGTGGAGTAATGACTAACTCAGGCACAACTGGTTCTTACGGAGAAGGAATTAGATGGTGTTTAGCTGGATTAACTAATTATCAAAGAATACTTGCGAGTAATTATAATGGAGAGTTGTTTTTCAAATATCAAAATAGTGGTGTTTGGTCTGGATTTGCAAAACTTTATACCTCGGCAAATCTAACAAACAGTTTATCAACTACCTACATTCCGAAATGGAATGGAACTTCATTTATTAATTCATTATTGAGTGAAGAGAGCAGCAGAATTGTAATTGATGCAAATATTACAAATGCTTATCATAAACTTAATAGAAATTCTCTTACCACGGAACACGGATTCATGTGGAATACAAATAATAATCCAAGATGGTTTTTTGGGCAACGTTCTAAAAATTCAGAAGAAGGGCTATCATTATTTTGCGCTGCAACTGGTTTAGATGCTATTTACTTTCGACCCAATGGAGAGATAGCTTTAGGTTCGTCAACTGCATCAACCTCACCTACCACCGGTGCATTGGTTGTTACCGGTGGTGTTGGAGTTGGAGGAATGATAAACTCTAACGGACTTCGAATAGGTAATAGTAGTATATTAGATAATGGAACAGTTTTTTTATATGACAATAAGTTTCACATATCAATGACATCAGGAGGATTTAGTTTGAATAATTCAGCTAATTCAGCTAATCATTTTTGGTGCAGTAATACTAATGGTAATTCTAATTTTGGGTATGGTGAAACTGACCAAGGCTACAAACTAGCCGTGAACGGAACTGGTTTATTCTCCGGTAAACTACGAGTAACCGATAGCTCACAATCAGACATGGATGGAACTGTACTAAATGATGGAGCTATACAAACTAATGGAGGAATTTCAGCAGTCAAGGATATTAATTCAGGGGCAAATATAAATGCGTATGGTAATCTAAATGCTTATGGAACTGTCAGAGTAGCGGGAGGAACACCAACCCAATTAATGACAAGAGATGGCGGTTATGTAGAAGTCGGTTCTGTTGGAGGCACTAGCGGAAACGGAAGTTTTACAATTATAGGTAGTTCTAACTTTTCAAGTGCCACAGTTCAATACCATAATTATACGTTAGTGGGAAATATAGTAACTGAAAGCATTAGAATTTCAGGAAATGTAACTTCATCAGGCTATTTCCATGTAGAAGTTACTCCAGCTTTTACACCAAAAATACTAACAGTACCTTATGCTGGTACAGGGGTTGTAGATAATGGTAGTCTAGTACCAGCAACTGCATGGACTGGAACTGGATTTCCTTCTATGATTCGATGTGTATGCTATAATGGGGCTGCATCAACTTCTCATTCTGTATCAATTGTCATTCAATACGAAAAACAATAATTAAAATGAAATAAATATGAAAAAATTTAGAAATTTCCTAGTAAAGAACTGGAAAACAACAATTGCTGGTGTAGTAGTAGCAGTAGCAACGTATCTGAAAGCTTCGGATATTATCGACACCAATGCTTTCACTTTAATTGGAAGCCTAACAACTGCTATCGGTTTAATGCTTGCTAAGGATAGCGATAAGACAGGAAGTTCAATATAAATAAGTAGGTAGAGGAAATTAAAAAACCTCTGCCAATTCAAACGGCTACCACACCGTTTAAACATATAAGGTGCGCAAACACCCGAGACAGAGGCTTAAGGCCTTTGAACCGGTGTTTGCGCACCTTTGTATTATATGTAAACGTGGTAGACCACAAAAGTAAGTATTAGTTTTTAATTACAAAACAGAAAAAGAATGAAAAATTTTATTCAAGCCCCGCTGCCGTTTCAGGGTCAAAAACGGCGGTTTTTAAATGAGTTTAAAGCAGCTTTAAACGGCTTTAAAAGTGCGCCACTATTCGTAGATCTATTTGGGGGTTCGGGGTTACTCAGTCACACCGTCAAACAACTGTACCCGGGTGCAAGGGTTGTTTATAACGACTTCGATGATTATCACCTACGATTGGCCAACATTGAGCGCACCAACGCGTTGTTGGCTAAGTTTCGCGTTATCTTATCAGGTGAGTTACCTGATAAGGTCATCAGCAAAGAGGGCAAAGCGGCCATCTTAAAGGCCATACAAGCGGAACAAAAGCGCAGCGGGTATATTGATTATATCACTATCTCATCAAGCTTATTGTTTAGCATGAATTACGCCACAAATTACGATGATATGGCCAAACAAACCATGTACAACTGTGTGAGAAAGAATGATTATGAAGATGCCAGGGACTACCTTCAGGGCGTGGAAATAGTGAAGTAAGATTACCGTGAGTTATTTGAACGCTACAAACACATCACCGGTGTGGTGTTCCTGGTCGACCCGCCGTACTTGAGTACCGATTGTACAACCTATTCAAGTTACTGGCGGCTGGGTAATTACTTGGATGTTCTGAACGTTCTGAAGGGAACAAGTTACTTTTACTTTACGTCGAACAAAAGTAGTATTATTGAGTTCACCGACTGGGTAGAGCGTAACTTAGGGGCTGAGAATCCGTTTAAAGGAGCTGTAAAGAAAGAAGTGGCTGCACGGATGAACCATAATGCGGGGTACACTGATATAATGCTTTATAAGCGTGTTTAAATAGAAAAGGCAGCCGTGTGGGCTGCCTTTTCTGTTATTGTGGTAAGTGGGGTTGTTCTATTTTCATACGCTGTTTGCCCAGGGCTTCGTATTTGTTGAGCCAATGAATGAGCAACTGACGGTCGGGAGTGCTGAGGTACATGACTAGGTTACGGTGTATAAGAACGGTTGTGCCGGTTAGTTCCTGGGCAGTGCTAATGTAGTTGTATTTTTCTTCAGCTCTGCTCCATTTGCCGGAAGTGTATACTTGTACCGGATAGCAAAGCGTCAGTATTTCGCCGGCTAATGTCTTGGCGTTCGTTCCGGTTAGTTTGCTGTCTGATAACACGTACTTCAGCGTGTTGGTTTCGCGTGCCACTGTGAGCTTTAAAACAGGCATTTCGGTGAATGTCTTTGCGCTATCAATGCGAGCGTTCAATGCTTGGTTTTGTGCCGGTGCAATGAGTGAAGCGAGTAGGAAAAAGGAAAGGATAAGTTTTTTCATGGTATTTTATTGATTTGACATCTACACATCCAATGTTCTGGAGGGCTATAGAAATGATTTATAATATACTTTTTACCAAATACTTCTTTATAGACAAGGGTTGTATCGTAATCTCTATCACATTTTAATTTTACAAAAATAAGCATAATCTTTTCATACCATTTTGTATCAGTCTTTTTTTTCAGTGGCGGAAAATATAAATGTGCGAATTCAGTAATAGTTGGAATTCTATTGTCCATAATTGTAATTTTTTGCAAATATAGTTATTTGTTTCTGAATGGTTCGACCGTTATCTGTGTTATTTTACTAACAATAACCCTGCCACTTCCTTCGCACGTTGTACATACTATTGCAGTTGGCTCTTGTCTTAGTTTATCATCTTCATGATATTTATATGAAGTGCCTGTACCTTCGCATGTTTTACATAGCTCTATCGTTGGGTGCATGTGTCGTATATGTTTCATCTTAAATTTTGGTTGATAAATTCGTTTATATCGTCTGCATTTTTATTACTTATCAGACATTTGTACTTTGGTTTTCCGCTTTCGGTACGTTTGCGCTCTGTAATACCGCCTTTTTCGCTATCTATGTTGTAGAACACGCGGTAAATGGTCTGTGTGGTTCTATCATCGTAAACCCAACCTAGTGAGTTTGGAACGTCGTTTTTACCTACTCGCTTCCAGTGTACCGGTATGTGGAGCTTTGGAAAGAATTCTTCTGAAGTCATATTAGTAGCGTAAATCAGTCCAATGAATAATATTTCCGGTAAAATTCTTTTCGAACCATTTAAAAAAGTCTGCTGTGGAGTCAAAGCCGTCGTTTTTAGCTAAGTCTTTAATTCTTTGATAGTATGTTGTTTCAAAAACCTTATCCCAATAACCAATGCGTTCATTATCTACAAAAACTGCGACTCTTTTTTTGTAATGAATAATCTTAATTCTTTGCGTTCCTGTACAATCATTATTGTAGAAGTTATCAAAGTACTTGGTTCTTACACCATGACAATGATTTATTCGCCTTCCGGTACGCCATCGGTCATGTTGATCAACGCGGATTGTGTGCAGTTTGTGATCGTTTATTATTTTTCGGTCGAATTCCGTTGGTTTATTCCAGGGGAATAGTTTTTTGTAACCTAGTATCATAAATTCAAGTTTTAAAGTGTTTTTAAAGTTAGTTTACAGGCCATCGCTATGGTTGTCTGTTTTGGTCTTATGCAGCGGGTCAAAGCTGCATAAGTGGGTTAGTATTTAATCTCTTGCAAATAGCTTACAGGAATCATTTTATCATTTTCCTGGCATTCAATAAACTGAACTTTATGTTCCGGAGTGTCAATGGTGATTAGTGATTTCATTGTAGCTATACCGCCTGTAATAAGGCTGAATTCTTTACCGAATTGAAAGCTGATTTTCTTCATGACTATTCGTTTAAGCTTCTTTTTCGGTTGTTTCTTCAGATGCTTTGAAAGGATATACATCAAGTATATCAGTTTCTGTAATTCCAGCTACTTCGTAGTTGGCCATAGTGCCTTTCATACCTTCAGTTAAGCCGTCCCACGCTTCTTTTACGGTGTTTGCTTGTACAAACATGGTGCATGCAGTGCGTTTTTCGATTCCTTTTTCCTCATCTAATGAGATAAAGTAAGTTTTACACCTGTACCACTTGTCGCCATTATCATTGGCAAACATCTCGTTGATACGCGCTCTACGAACTCCTGACACAATGAACTCGCCACTTATAAAGGGTTTCATTTCTTCATTGATGCGCGCTTCAGCTTCGGTAAACGATAGGGCATCTACTAAGTAAGATTCACACAATTTTACGATCTTGCCTTCTTCGGCTGTTTTATCGTACTTAATTTTACACTCGAACCAGTTCAACATAATAAATTTGTTTTAAATTGTTTTTAAAGTAGTTTAATGCCGGCCATCGCTATGGTTATCGGCTTTGCAGTCACGTCGCGGTTCAAAGCGGCGTGATTGGTGGTTGTTATTTATCTTCACTAGCCCAAAAATCACCGGGCAATTTTTTGTAAGATATTTTAATTTCGACTGTTTCTTTTTCAACTCCAGGCTTTAATCGTTTTTTGATTGCTTCAGTACATTTTTCGACAATTACATTACGGTCAGCAGTTTCATTCTTTGGAATAAATATGCCTTCTAATTTGCCTTTTAGTACTTGTCCGGGTACTTTAAGTGTCGCAGTTACTAGATACATGGCTATTCGTTTTCGGGTTCTTTTTCAGTTTCGGCAACCGGTTCGGGTTTTAAATCGAATGCTGAAATACTGAGTGGAAGTGGTTGCCAATTGTTATCTGCATCCTTGTACTTCACTTCTACAAATTGACAGCTTTTTACAGGCTTATAGCTCTCTTCAATGATATGCACACCGTCGTTCAGTTCTTCGTCTTGTTCCTCATTGGCATATTGTCGAAGCTCAAGAACGCGTGAGGGTTTAGGGTTACCTTTTGCATCTGTTTTCATCAGTGCGCTGATAATTCTTTGTATTCTTTCACCTCCTTCAGTACCTGCCAAACGAACCATATAGTTGTTTACTTTCATCATACCAATTGAGAAAGTATCATCGTAGGCATCTGTAACTCGGAAGCCCATTTTGATACTAATAGTACCTTCCTCATCGGTGAATGTGTGGCTTTGTTGACCCTCTTTAATTCCGTAAATTTCTGATTTCATATCCAAAACGGCTTGAAAGCTGTCAAACACTAATTTTTTGACATTTTGGTTGTGCTTTGACAGGCCTAAAAGCGGTTTGAATAGCTCTTTTACAGTGTCGCTCGCTAACTTCTTGTAAGATGCACGATTGACTTTTACAGCCTCTTTCTTTTTCTTTTCAGCAAGAATGATTTGCTGTTTTAAGTCTTCGATTTGTTTCTCTGATAGCTGGGTGACGTCGATTGTTTTTGTTGTTTCCATTTTTTGTGGGGTTTTAGAATTTATCAATAAATAAGTAGTACAATGTTGTGAATATGGCAGCTAGTGCCGTTATAAGTATTTTTATCTTTATCTCTTTGTCCTTATCTCTCATGATTTCGGTTCATATAGAGTTTAATTACCAGGACTACAACTAGTCCGAATGCTATGCCTATAGGTGCGTAAATAAAGTAGTCAGTTGTCATAATAATTCCATTATTTGTTCGTCGAGCTCTTTGAACTCTTTCATTTTGTCGTCAAATTCGGGGTGTGTAAGACTATGACTTGTAAGCCAGTCGCATACTTCGTCGAACTTCTTTTCAAGTTCCTCAAGATTGGTGATTTCTGATTCTTCCATCATACTCTTATCAATAAGTTATTGCGTTCCATTACTTTTTCGCCGTAATCGGGATGTAGGCATGAGTTCTCTAGTAGCCAGTTCTCAATCTCCTGAAGCTTTCTTGAAGCATCGTTGCGTTTCTTGAATGCGCTTTGTACCATGCATTGTGAAAGCGATTTATGTACACTTGGTTGTTCCATTTAGTAGAAGTTTTTGCTGTATAGACTCTAGCTCTTTGCGTGGGTTCTTCTCGTTCAGCATGTTGTTGAAAGTTACATAGCTGCAATTTATAACCGGCTTTATATGCATTTCGAACACACGACATCTGACTGTTAGAGGTGTTTCATGTTTCTCGACTAATTCGATAACCTGAATGCACCTACGCAGGTATGCAGCGCGTCGCCCTAATGCCATTTTTTCGAGTCTATTCATTGATTAATTCAGTTTGGTTATTCTTTCTATTTCTTGTTTTTTGGTAGCATCTTTTCCAAGTATGCTTCCCAGTTTTTTGATGAGCAATCGCATCTCCTCGTTGCTCATGTTGTACAGTCGTTTGCCGGCTATTCGTGGGTTCTCCAGGAATCGGTTTACACATGTCCAATCGGTGGTGTCTACACCGTGCAGTTGCAGCTTTTTGAGTATTGAACTGCGTAGTTTCTTGGTTTCTGCAATGTCCTCTAGTGCTTTTACCTTTACTTCCAGGTCTAGTTTGAGTTCTAGTTGCAGCGTTGGGATTTTATGCTTCAATGTTTTTAGCATGATACTTCATTTTAAGGCGTTCGCTTTTCACAAGTCGTTTAATTCGGCGAATATCCTCCACTACGTAGATAGTTCGTGATTCGTCACCCGCTTCTACGGTTTGTTTGGTAGGTTCGCATTTGTCAAAGATTTTTTTCTGTAGGTCACGGTCTGTAATGCCGTTTACTTCACAGATTTTACGTGTATCTGCCAATGTTGCGCCAACGAGGTGGATGTAGGTGCGACCAAATCGGCTATCAAACTCATCGTATCCAGTCTTATTCAGACGGACACCTTTTTTAATCTCGTGTTCCAGGTTATCAGTTCCAATGATCACTAACCCAAGTTTGTCCTCGCAATGGTTGAATAGGTGAATGTGAGTGCGTAGGGCTGACGGTTTGAGTGAATTAGCCTGGTCGATGATAAGTAGCGGTTTTTGGCTTGCCATTCTGTTGAATGTGTCGCCAATGGCTTCGATAAGCGCATTTACTTTCACGTATGAACCGCGTGGAATTTCGGCACCGATTTCTTTGGCCACTTCGAGTAGGTACATGTGTGCATTCCACTCTTTTGCGTTCACTTTGAACACAGCTTTACGGCGGTTCAGGTTGAAATAGGTGTCGGATGAGGCTGTTTTACCGCTTCCGGCTTTGTGTGCAATGCCCATGAACATTGATTCTGACTTTGCATCGGCCAACACATCGGTAACGATGGTGTAGTTGGTAATGGTGTCGGCTATTACCCAGTTGGATGAGTCGAACTCATAACCTAGTATTCGGCCAATGGTGTAATAGACATCGTCGCCATCAGCACCGTAAGTACCTTTGCGAAGCAACGAGATGGCCGTTTCGCTAACGCCACATTTTTTGGCTACAGCTCGGAAGCTTCCAAGGCGTTCTTTTTCGTCCTCTACAAGTTGTAAGATTTCTGTTTTTTGTGTTTGATTAAGCATATTTATTTGTTTTAAAGTAGTTTAGTATTTTGAGAACGTGCCTTATCTCTATCAGCTTTCATTTTATCTTTAATGTGCTGTGGAAGCTGATTTTGTGCGTTTTTATCGAAAGTGATACATTTAATTTTGTCCATGTTAGTATTTATTTCTAATGTTGATTTTCAAGTCTTCATCATCGCCCCAATCATCCTGTAGGAATTTGCTTTCGGCAGCTTCATAGTCACGTTTTGCAACTTTGTGGCCTAGTAGTATTCCGGTTTCGGATGTTACCAGTACGGGTTCTTCTTCGTAATAGGTGTCGGAACTGCACTCCAGTTGCGCGATTTTGTTTGTACGGTGGCTTTTCATTTTCTCGCTAATGGCTTTCATTCTACCTACGGCGCGCATGTCCTTGTTTGGACCATATTGCTGTGCCTGTGTTACGCGGTCGAATGTTCCAAGGTAGTTTTCGCCCATGAACATGTGTACTTTGTCGAAGCTTTCAGGGTCAAAACAGTTGATTGTTTTTACACCGGTGTATTTTTCTACTACCTCACAGTCATCAATTCCGTAGTAGTACGTTGCATTGTCAATCTGTGTAAGTATCATGTAGTTTCGTATTGATATGTCACGACGGATACCGAATAAATAGCAGAACCGTGGGTGTGCAATATCAATAGTATATGGTCGACTGCATTCGTTATGCAGTTCGAGTGGTGACTTGTCAATTTTCTTGAACTTGGTACTCCAGTCCGAATAAGGCGTTGAGCTCCACGCTTCGAGTATCTTATTCGTTTCGCG